GGCTAAATGTTGATGCCATAAATTTTATCTCCTATGCAGCGTCACTATAACTTGTATTTGATCCAGTTGCAACATCCGAATATGTATCATTCGATCCAGTTGAAACATTACTATAAGATGTATTTGAGCCAGTGTCAACATCTCCATATGCAAAGATATTTACAGATCCTATACTAAATGATGCAGATTGGCCAGTTAATCCAACCTGAATATCAGCTATAGATATTGATCCAACACTAGCGCTAAATGATTGACCCGATATTCCTAGAGTCATATCATTAGGATCTAAGACTCCTACATTAGCTGTTGCAGATAATCCTGTAGGCTGAGCTACAGCTCCCCCTAATCCTACAATCGAACCTAAATTAAATGTAGCTGATACACCTGATAATATTGCTGTGTTGTTTGGTGCAACTGCTGTTCCAAGAGATGCGGACATTGAAAATCCTGTGACATCAACTTGGTTACTAGAAGAACCTGTTGCAGTTCCTTGAGCAGAAGTTATTGATAGACCAGAAAGAATAGCTGTTGCATTTGGTAATGTTACAGTTCCTTGACTTGCTGTAAACGATTGACCGCTTAAACCTACAACCTGATCAGCTACTGATACAGATCCTATTGAGAAAGAAGCTGATACACCAGACATTGAAACGTTAGCATCTGCTTCAATAGATAGTGATCCTATACTAAATGATGCAGAGATACCTGATGGTTGTATAACTGCAGAACCTATTCCAGAGGCTGTAGTAGTTGCAGCTGAAAAAGATGAACCTGATACCGAAACATCTGCACCAAGACCAATGTCTGCTGCAAATTCACCCCATGCACCACGACCATAAGCATTGTTGCCCCAACCTTCTATACCTAAATTTGATTCTATTTCAAAACCTGTAACACTAATTGTTACATCATTAAGATCTCCCCAAGACTGTTCGTTCCAAGTCTTGGCTCCCCAACCTTCTCCAAACTTTTGATTTTCATTCCAATTAGCTTGGCCCCAGGTGAACCTGCCCCATCCTGAAGATACCGACATGGTCGGCCTCCTATGCTAATCTAATGATTGCGCTACTTGAATCTGCTGTTGGAAACTCAATTTTAAAAGTTCCGTTACTAGCTGTCTTGTCACCACCAAATGCAATTATACAAACAGCATCAGTTGTTCCCGAACCACCATCTGTTGTTGTGTTATAAATCATTGCACCGTTTGCAGTGAAAGAAGCAGATGAATAAGTTACATCTGCAAAGTCTGTAAAAGCTGTTGTGCTAGTTAATGATACACCAGAGTTTGTTAAAGTTGCGCCACCTGCAGAGTATGCAGAGCCTGATGTATTTGTAATTTCTTCTGATGTTGAATAGTCTGTTGTAGAAGCACCTAAAGATGCATCACTATCAAACAATGCAAGTTTAAAAGTGTGTCCACCTGAAGACTCAAAACTGTGTTTACCTTGTAAAAGTTCTTGTTTAAAACTTGAACATATTGCCGATGTAATTGCCATAATTTACTCTCCTATTACGGTGAAGGTGACTCAATTTTAAATCTGACAGTTCCGTCAGTATAATCATCTCGTCTTCTTCTACCAGTTTGCTCAATTGCAAACTTCTGTACCTCTTGTTTATATTTATTTTCGTATAAAGTCAACATATCTACTGGACCTTTTAAGTACCCATATGCCTCTGATAAACAGCAATATAACAAGCCGTTTGGAAAATTCATACTAATATAATTAGTATTATCACCTTCTAAAAGATCAGGCATTTTATTAAAGTGAACTCTAAATCTATACGTTGTATTAGGAACTGGAGCAAACGCTATACGACCTGACGTCGTGTCTGATTCTCCTGTACCACCACCAAACATGGCATAATATTTAGGTTGACCTTGAGCTGCTGATGTTCCTGTTACATCTTGATATTCTTGTAAGTATGTATAATCTTTTTTCTCTAACCATCTGTTAGCTCCTGTAGTCTCTGATCCTGCCGTATCATAAACCTGTATACCTCTAACAAATAAACAACCTGCTGGAGCGTTAATAGATTCTTGCCCAGCAACTAAATTACCTAATTGTTGTTTTCTATCAGCATCGATAGGCACATCTCTAAAAATTCTATACTGTGCGTTTAAAATAATATTTTCTAAAACAGCGTCTGTTAAAACATTTGAATCCGTTTCAGTATAACTTCTTATTTGAGTTTTTAATCCTGATGCACTTAATCCAGCCATTATTTTCCTTTATGTTTCCTTAAAATTTTTTGTTGTTTAGCTGTTAGCTCAATAGTTTCTTCTTGCCTTGTAGGTTTAAATATATTTTTAATCCAATTTAAAAATTTTTTAATCATGCTTTTACGGTGACTGGCCCTGCTGAGGCTATGTCTCCTCCTCCTTCTAATGTTACTGAAGCTGATACTCCAGAATTAAAAGTATATTTATTATCATTAACTTTAGTAATTGTATACCCTCCAGATGCATTAATTGTTGCTGCTGGTAGATTTGCAACATTTGAAGCATTTCTAAATCTAACAGTATCACTAGTAGATCTACCGTGATTTGGTTCATTAACTGTAACAGTTGTTGATGCATTAGTAATGGCAAAAGGGTTTGAAGGTAAAAGATTAGGAACAGCTGTTTCTATTCTAGCAACTCTAACATTTCGTAAAGATATTCCATCAGCACTAGATGGTCTAGGTTCTAATTGTGGTTGTTTAGGTTCAAATTCAGAAACATGCACAATAGATCCATTCCATTCTCTAACCATTTCTCTGTATGGAAATTCTAAACCAGATCTATCTGATATTGCTTTTGCGTATTTTCCTGTTGCGTATTTTGGCATTATGCTCCTGGATAATAAACTTTTGGTGTAATATAAGTGCTAGATGCTGAACCATCTTCAGCTAAAGCTCTAGCTAATTCATCCTCATAAAATAATTTCATAGCTTGTAATCTTTCAGGTGCATACTTTTGTGCTAGATAATACGCAAGTCCAGCTGTCATACAAGGTACAAATCTAAAAGGTACATCCGTTGCGTTTGTATAATCTCCTGCATCTTGAATTCTTTTTATATAATAAAAATGCATATCTTTAGATGCATTAGTTGAATCTGGTGTTGGATAAATTTGAATACTAACATGATCAACAAATCTTTGTACAAAATATTGATTAGGTGTGCCTTTAGAAAGTTTGTTTGAAAAACCTGCATAAGTAGATCTATCTACTTTTGTCATAGGTGAATCTGATTGTGTTGTTTGAGTTCTATTAGATCTTAATTGTGCTTCAAGAATATCGGATATACCATATACCCCATTTGGATTTGATGTTGCACTTGTTCCATCAGAACTAGCTCTAAAAAATTTATACTCTGCTTGTCCTTCAATTAAATCTAAATCAAGTTCATCTATTTCCCAATAATGAATACCTCTGTTGCCCCACTCTTGGAATAGAATATTAAGAGATCTACGTGCAGACTTTAATTGATAACCCGCAACATTTCGTAATCCAATACGTTCAAAAGCATCTTCTATTATTTCATCAATAGCAAATGTTTTGTCGAACGTTACTGTTCCTGAAGTAGTATTAGCCATTTAAACTCCTAGCCAGTGTAGCCAATAGTAACAGATGTAGTATTTGTTATTGTAGCATGTAAAGTTGTTTCAAATCTAATACCATTTCCAGGCATGTAAATATCTAAACCTTCTGTGCCAAAATCAGCTTCAAACACTTTTGCTCCACTACCGTCACTACTATTTCTTAAAATTAGTTTAGAACCAGCAACTCCCTCACATTGAATGTAAGTAACTCTACATGGACCAATAGCAGTCGATCCACCAGAGATAGTTTGAACCTGTCCTGTACTTGTTATCGTAGTAAACTTCTGATCTGAACTCATATTTGTTTCTCCTTAAAATTAAAATGTGGGCCCGAAGGCCCACACTAATTATCTATTAACTATCCGCAAAAGGTGTTGCTTCAGTACCTGTACCGATTAACACTGCTTCTACTAAATATACATTGTCTTCAAGTGCAGTAATAGTAACTGTGCTACCTTTATCTCCACCTGTAGTTCCACCGTTCATGCTGATAACATCATTAGTTGCTCCTGGAACAAATGTATTGTTAGTTCCATCTGCTACGTTTACAACAGTTGCGTGACCAACAAATTTGTCAGTTCCGTCTGTTTTAATATCGCAATCAGTTGAATCTGTACCTACAAAAAATTTGTAGACTGCACCTAAGTGATTGTCCACGTTAGGGTCATTGTCTCCAGCTGATCCACCTTTGCTATCTGCTTTGATTGTTGGAAGTGTGATTGCACCATCTGCATCATTTACTTTAATAACTTTACCTGCGTGAGCAGCAAAAGTTAAAGTAGTTTCTGATGTAATGTTCACAATTGAATCAGGTCCTGCAGTAACAAATCCTCTTTGAGATTTTACTGGTCCTGAAAATGTAGTTTGTGCCATGTTTATATCCTCCTAGTTTTCCGAATACAGTCTCTAGGCCGTCGACTATACGCGTCTGTATTCTAAAATAAATGTATAGTAACAAAACTATATACTACATTTTAGTAGAGCGCAAGAGAGCCTGTAATGTGAATGAGATTTATTCAACGATGTAGCTTTTTATTAAGTAGCTACTGAAACTTGAGGAGCCGCATCATCTATTTTATTTTGTGCATTAGCTTTTTCTGCTTCTGCAAGTTTGATCTGGCTAATTACTTCTCTGACTTTTCTGTCAATCTTAACCATATCGAGAGTATATCTACCCTCTTTCAGATGCTCCTGCTCCCATTGAAGATCTAGTCCCTTCTTCTTTGTGTAAAGGGTCTCCAGTTGTTGCATTATCGCCTCCATTTATAACCTCCTCATAGGTTATTCTATTTACTCTTGGGTCATGCATTTCTCCAAGAGATTCCCATTTTATATCAGATTTTCCCAATCTGTCAATGATAGCATTTTCTATATCTATGGGACCGTCTAAAGACTCAATAATAAAATCTGTTTTTAATTGATATGCAA